CTAGCAATTGTAGATGCAGAACATTTCATGGAGAAAGTCACATGTCGAAAAACGGAATAAAATTAAACAAAGGTGATTCTGCTATTATAATCAGACACTTAGACCAGGGTTTTGATGTAGAGATTTACCATAGTCATGATAGAAATTTGTTGACAGAGGAAGACACTATGTTTTATGCTCTACTCACAAGAGGTATGGTTCGTACTGCTATAACAGATACAGACCAAGTATTAGAAGATGGAAGACTAAGTATAGATGAAGAAACAACTAACTCACAGGTAACAATACATTGATGAGACATATGGAGTACATGAAGATGATGGAAGAAAAGCAAAAACCTAAACGTAGGGTTATTGGAACTATGACTGCTAAAGTTCACAGCAAAGCAGATTTAAGAGAATTAGAAAATAAAAAGACAGTTGATATGGTCAACAGTCCTTCACACTATAATGAATTTGGTATTGAATGTATTGATGCTATCCAAGCCTCTACTGGCGAGGGATTCCAAAGCTATTTACAAGGTAATATCATGAAGTATCTGTGGAGATACAGGTACAAGGGCAAGCCCATAGAGGATTTGCAGAAAGCCGAGTGGTACTTAGCTCGATTGATTAGTACGGTGCAGAATGCTAAAGTCAAAAATAACAATTAAGGTATCCGCAGAAGTAGATACAGAAGAGTTCACACTCGACAAAGAAGAACTTCCATATATAATGGAGGATATGCTAACCGACTTATTTCACGAAATAGTAGGTATGAAAACAAAAGATATAAATGTAAAGGTATTAAGATGAAAAGTAACGTAACTCTACCCACGTATTATCAACAATTTATTCACAAGTCTAGGTATGCTAGATGGCTTGATGATGAAAACAGAAGAGAAGAATGGAACGAAACTGTAGACAGATATGTAGCCTATATGAGTTCACATCTTTTAAAGAAGCACAACTATACTATGCCTGAGCAAGTTAAGGAAGAATTGTATGATGCCGTGCTTCACTCTGAAGTTATGCCTTCTATGAGAGCCATGATGACATCAGGTAAAGCATTAGAGAGAGATAACACTGCAGGATATAACTGTTCTTATCTTCCTGTTGATGACCCTAAAGCTTTTGATGAAGCTATGTACATATTAATGTGTGGCACTGGTGTAGGCTTCTCTGTTGAGAGAGACTGCATAAATAAATTACCAGAAGTTCCTGGATTATTATTTGATACAGAAGAAACTATTATTGTAAAGGATAGCAAAGAGGGTTGGGCTAAAGCTTTCCGTAAGCTATTGGCTCTACTATGGGCAGGCGAGATACCTCATTGGGACTTATCCCTAGTGAGACCTGCAGGTGCAAAGCTAAAGATATTTGGTGGTAGAGCATCTGGACCAACTCCTTTAGATAATTTGTTTAGGTTCACAGTAAAAGTGTTTAAAGAAGCTAAAGGTAGAAAGTTATCTAGCCTTGAGTGTCATGACCTTATGTGTAAAGTTGGAGAAGTCGTTGTCTCTGGTGGTGTCAGACGTTCTGCTATGATTAGTTTATCTAACTTATCTGATGGTAGAATGAGACACGCTAAGACTGGTGAGTTCTATAAGACTGAGCCACAGAGACAGATGTCAAACAATTCAGTAGCTTACACAGATAAGCCAGACTCATACACATTTATGAGAGAATGGCTTTCACTAGCTGAGTCTGGTACTGGAGAGAGAGGTATGTTTTATCGTGGAGCGGCTCAAGATAAAGCGGCTGAGAATGGTAGACGAGATTCTAAGTATGATTTTGGTACTAATCCATGTAGTGAGATTATACTACGTCCATACCAGTTTTGTAATCTCTCTGAGATAATTGTACGTGGTACAGATACAGTTAAGGACTTAGAAAAGAAAGTTCGTGTGGCTACTATAATAGGTACATTCCAATCTACCCTCACTCACTTTCCATACTTACGTAAGATATGGCATACGAATACTTCTGAGGAGAGACTGCTTGGTGTATCTATGACTGGTATCATGGACAATGCTATTACTAATGGTAAAGATGCTAAGACTAGCTTGGATAAAGTTTTAACTAAACTTAGGCAAGTGGCAGTGGACACAAACAAAGAGTTCTCTGATGCACTTGGTATCCCACAGTCTACTGCTATTACTTGTGTAAAGCCATCTGGAACAGTTTCACAACTCACAGATTCTGCGTCTGGTATTCATGCAAGACATAGTCAGTATTACATACGTACTGTTCGTGGAGATAAGAAAGACCCACTCACACAATTTATGATGGACCAGAATATACCATGGGAAACTGATGGATGGAGCCAAAGTAATGCTGTGTTTAGCTTTCCTATAAAAGCTCCTGATATGTGTGTTACTAGAGATGATATGTCTGCTATTGAGCAACTTGAGTTCTGGAAGATTTATGCGATGCATTGGTGTGAGCATAAGCCATCGGTAACTATATCTGTAGGCAAAGACGAGTGGCTTGAGACTGGTGCGTGGATATATAAAAATTTTAATATAGCTTCGGGCTTGTCTTTCCTACCAAGAAGTGATATGGTTTACGAACAAGCTCCTTATCAAGATTGTGATGAAACACATTATAAAGAGTTTTTAACTAAGATGCCTGAGTTTATTGATTGGACAAAACTTGCTGAGTATGAACAAGAAGATAATACTATAGGTAATCAAACATTAGCTTGCACAGCAGATGCTTGTGAAATAGTTGATATAGTTAATTAGGAGATAATATGGCTACTGTTGACAGATTCTACGTACAAGGTCAGAAGGACTTTTACAGAACAAGGAAGACTAAGTCTATTATACATGAGTCCACTAACCCATTTAGTCCCTCTTCGTTTAGAGGGAAAGAATGGTTAAGAGGGTTCAACAAAAGTTACTTTAATAACAAGGAGAAAGTAAGTGAGAGAGCTAATAATAAACGCCCTAAAGTCTAAGCTAGTAGGACAGATGAATGGGCATGCCGCTAATATAGAGGTGATGCTTAATAATCCCGTAGGCTTAGGCGACCACGCTAATCTGATTGATACTGTAGCAAAAGAGCTACAAGCTATGTCAGATGTAAATGGTCAACTAAATACTTTAGTTAGGTACTACGAGCCTCCTAAAGAGCAACAACAACCTCAAGAAACCAAAAAGGATAAATAATGGAGCCTTCTGTAGCAGACCGCAAGAAATTTGACTTAGACTTACAATATGGAAAAGTACGCGAACAACTTGTGGCAGATATGTTGCAGGATAAAAAGATTGAGGTTAAATCCGAACGAGATATATGGCAAAAAAGTGGTAACATTGCCATAGAGTATGAGTCTTATGGTAAACCATCAGGCATTAAAGCAACGGAATCCGACTACTGGTTTCACAATCTTTGTATTGGTGATGAAGTATATGCCAGTGTTGTCTTTAAGACTGATGTGCTCAAACGTATCATAGAGTCACTAGATTATCTTCGCTCTGTTAAGGGTGGGGATAATCTAGCTTCACGGATGTACTTATTAAATTTACAAAAACTATTTTCATCAGATGTCATAAAAGCATTTAAAGAAAGGAACAAAGATGGCAAAGATAGAGAAACCACAGAGTCCAGTGTGGAAGAATGCACAAAGGTACAAAGCTAGATTCTTTGAGTCTCGCTTCCCTCTTTGTGGTACGTACCTAGTGTACGTAGTAGAAGGTAGAAAATGGGCGAGAATATCGCAAGGAGATTTAGTTACTAAGGATAATAGAAGTGCCTTGGCTAGATTTAAGATGAGTATAAAGGACTGGGTTAAACTCCCGTCAAAGGAAAGATATGACGATAGAGCCGTGGCAACTGTGGCTACTGATAGCAGTAACAATTAATACAATAATTAATTTAATTGTATTCTTTAGAGGAAGAAAAATAAAAGATGTCGATAAAAAGAATTGAACTTATAAACGATTTAGAACTAGAGCTTTCATTAACCTTAAATGGTATTGGTGCTGTTATAGCCCCAGAGAATGAAGACCCTTCTTTCTGTGAATATACGTGGGATGAGATTATTGATGCTCTTATAGAGAGCCACACGATTGCCGTTCTTAGAAAGAATGATGTACGTATCAGTGGTAGCAGTAAAGATTTCTTAGTAAGAGTTGCAAAACAAATGCGTTCACAAGCTCACAAGATAGAGCAGAAGCTAAATAATATGGAAGTTATAGAGCACTGTTAAGTGCCCCCCATCTCTTCTTCGTTTCGCTCTTCGAAGCTAGGGATTGGCATGTATTGAGAATATAAATCTATTTCTGCTTTTTCTAATTTTTGCAATAACTCTTCTTTACTTAAGCCACTTTTATTAAAATCTACTTCTATAAAA